TATACGGCTTGCTGCGCCGCGTCTCGGCGTCGTGCGGCACACCATTGCGCAGTGTGATGAACTCATCTATGCTATTAGGTCGCATACACTTAGCTTTCGGTTGCACTGACAACTGTGCATATCAGCGCTAACCATGCTGCTCTAACGTCTGGTAACCAACCCTCGAAGCCTAGATACACGTCTGGATCTGAAAAAAAGCAGTCACGCATCGCGCGTAACTCTCCACCCCTAGAGCGCCAAGCCAGTACGAGCCACATGCCGCCGTCGCCCCGTCTTACAGCCATCTCCCAGTAGCCACAGCTTAACCAGACATCACTGTTAGCGATGTCATCGCCTACTGCATGCGCGACCAGACACGCCGATCGATTTCTCACCGTACTATCATGTCGCATAGTATAACGATCCCGCACAGTATAGAAGCCGCAACAGCAACTTCAGTCATCGCTACCAAGCCACTTTGCGAGTACCGCTAGCAGCAGCACGACCATAACAAATAGTAAGACCATCAGACGCCCCCTCTGCTCAGAGCAGCCTGCAGGTGATTTATAAGTCCACGTACTCGCCCCGCATGAACATCGCAGCTTGCACGTCGATCAAAGGCATGCCCTTCACACCGTGCTTGCGCGCCAAAGCGCACAGTGTCTGACGCATACGCTTTCAACGGTCTATCCGTGTACGCCGCGATGTGCAGCTCCTCGGCCAGACGGTTGCACCGCGCTCGCAGTGTAGCGAGGTGCGTGGATCCCATTGCCGCAGCGTAGAGCTGCGATGCCCGGTTGATACCTGCTGTCATACCCTTCACCCTTTCATTCTGTCTCTCGACACTACGATCCGAAAGCTGGCTCGGCTGAGCAAGACGGGGTGTCATCCGCACCATGCGGCACCGCCTAGCCTGACCTTTACTGCCGGATCGCAGTGTCGAGAGGGGGAGGCGACCCTCCCCCGTCGCGCTACATCACCCGGCCTTGAGTGCGTCGAGCGCGGCCTGCAACGCTTTCTGCAGGAGCTTCACGCTCAACGTTGAGGGGGCTGGGGCTGGGGTAGGCTTGACAGGCTCGTCCTCGTCCTCGTCCTCGTCCTCGTCCTCGTCCTCGTCCTCGTCCTCAATGACCGGCTTGGTCGGTTTCTTCGGTGCCGTCTTCTTCTTCGTGGCTGGGACATCGTCCTCGTCCTCGTCCTCATCCTCAATGACCGGCTTGGTCGGTTTCTTCGGCGCCGTCTTCTTCGTGGCTGGAACGTCGTCCTCATCATCCCAGTCAGTTGCGGGGTTGATCGTGCTCTTAGCTTTTGATCGTGCCATTTTCAGTATCTCCTGTCGTGCTTGTTGTTCGGTTGTCGCTACCACGTCAATACGGTGCGCGACGCTGTAAGTGCCGTTTGTGCGCTTGTAGTACGTGAGCTTCGACGGCTCATGTACTACATGCGTTTGCTCTTTGCGCCAGACCAAGATTACTCGACCGCGCGGCGACGCTTCGTCTTCGACTTCTTCGGCTTCGCATCTTCCACAACGGGCGCGGCGCCGCTGCCGCGTGGTGCGCGCATCTTGAGGCCTTCCATTTCCTCTTTGATCTCGGCGCGGCGCGCCTTGACGGCGTCAATCTTCTCAGCGCGCAACGCCTTGCAGCGCGCCACGATCTGCGAGAGTTCCGACACGTTCAGGTCTTCGAGTTGCGTCATGATGTCTTCCATTTTCGATCCTATCTGCAGCTGCCATAAGCTGCATTGCTGCTTCCGTTGCTTCCAGTTTCGTCGCGCTTACGCAACATGCGTAAGTGCTCGGTGACACGACCTTCACCAAGAAACCTTGCGGGTCTTTGGTGATGATGTAAGTGATCATTCTGTGCCCAACCATTTCGAGTAGCCTTCCACGCGTGCCCGTGACTCCTCTGTGAGCTGCGATAGGCGCTTCTTGATCCTGCTCTCGGCCAGCCGCAGATCGGCTATATGCGCCACACAGAGATCAGAGGCCTCAATAGGTACAGTGAACTGCGGGATGAACGAGCATTCCCGCTCGCCCGCTTTGCCGCTGAGTAGTATCGGATACAGCTGCGGATGTGCTTCCACCATTCTCTGATCAATATCGTGCAAGTACCTACGGTACAGATTGAGTTTGAGTCTATTTGACTCAAACCAAGCTGTCTCTGCATTCTGCGCAGCGAGCCACTCCAAGTACAGGTCATCGATAGTCATTTTGGCCTCGCGAAACTGTTAGGTGGCCGGCAACCGCGTAAGCGGCACGGACAGCCATTAGGTGGATACAGGTTGCATGCAGTTGGATTCTTTTCGACCTTTTCAGAGCGCCAATCCGTACCGCGCTCTAGATGGTTTGTCAACCTATCTGCAATAGGTAGCACACGCTTCGCATACGCTTTTGTCGCTTCGGACCGCAACATAGTTGTCTCGATGCGCACGGCATTCCGCCCGGCAAACTCAGTTACCACCCAATGCAACAGCACAGACTTGGCGCCCGTCCTGTAGCAGGTATCTACAGCGTACATCAAGCGTTGTGCGTCTTCGTACGGGTTTACGGCCTTCTGGTAGCGCACCGTTTTCGTGAACTTGAGATCGCCCACAACGTTGGGCGGCCGTGCGTAATCCACGTAGCCGAATGCGCCTGGCAGCAGCACCACACGCTCAATGTCGGCAGCATCGACCGAGCCCGGGCCTAGCCCCGTGGCTGCGATGGCTCGCACCGCCGCAAAGTCAGTGGGCTTCGGCACAACCCCATCCCGTAGGTAGCTCTGCACGACTCGGTGCAGCCGCGTGCCCTCGGCCATAGCTTGTGATTCAGGCTCTCGGATCTGCTCGGGTCCGTACGCCGCGACGGCGCGTGCCATGCACAGCTCAGCGAGCTTCACTTTTGATGGGGATATCATACCCTCCCCACGAACGCCGATGCCAGATCGAGCAGTGTTGCTCTTGTCGGCTGCAGCTCAAACACATGGCCAATCGTGCCGGCGTCGCAGGTATCTGCCATAGCCTTTGCTCGACTCCGGCGAGCCTTCGACGCCGCAGCGACAAACTTGAGCACAGGACGCTTGAGTCGGTTGCTCCAACGCAACTCGTACACAGCCGCGTACCAGTAGGGGTACGCTCGCGCAGCGCCGCGCACTTTTGCGACCGAAACTCGGGACACTGGCACTGTGCCACCCGCTTGGAGATAGCCCTCAAGCGCATCTAGGTTGTTTTGGTCAGTCGGTGTCATGGTCTTCCCTTTCAGTCACGTCTCGTGTCAATCAGCTTTTACGAGACTGACTCGAATGCCGCCGTCCTGCCCATACGCGCAGTGCACGATCTCAGCATTGTTACCAAGTAACTCAGCCAGGCGCTCCACTACAGCCCCAGGCGGTCGCGCGGTTTCTAGCGCAATGGCATCAGACTGGCTTAGGCGCAACCATGCCTCGCCGTCCCGCTTGAGCGTTTCGAGAACAGCCCTCACGTCGAGATTGATCTCTCGCGTGAGCCGTGCATTCGCGTCCAGGCGCGCTTGTAGCGCATTGCTAAGGACGTGTGCTTGCCCACTGTGGCGCAAGAAACTATCCAGATCCGTATATCGTGTGACAATGCTCTGTGTCGCGTAGCTCAGCGTCCCATCACCGGACACGCAGCGCGTTGCTGTGATCGTGCACTCGCGACTGAGCCGGCCAGGCTTGCTGATCTCATACTCAGTAGTTACAACTACTTTGGCGCTTGACATTGTTTCTCCCTTTCGTGTTCGCCAGTCGTTGCAGCGACCGTCTCGAACGAAAAAGACTCTGCCACTACCCGAAAAACATAGCAAGACCCTTTTGCATCTTTTTTCTAAGCAGCCGAGATTACGAAATAAAAAGCCCTTACCTGCTAGCAACAGGTAAGGGCGGGAAGGCTCGCTGGGAGGCGGAAAGGGGTTATGACGCGCTCGCGAGCCTTCACTTATAGCGAAAAGCCCCGCTCGGATTAGCCCGAGCGGGGCCACGAATCAGCACGATCACTTGCCATACGTTGTCATGGCCGGGGCGCCTGTGTCAACGTCGGCGGTTCATGACGTCATTTGGCACGATCACATTCCTCCGCACGGCTCATGCTGTGCGAACGAAAAACCTAGCGAATGGGGAGAGTTACGCCAGAACTAGCCGCGTCGATCAAGTGCGGTCGTATGACATCGAAAGTCTCGAAGAGCTGCTCGCAATACTGCAGCGCCAGTCACGCTACACCGATGTGCACGCGATACGAGGCACGTTGATCGATGGGGCGGCCCGTCCGTACAGGCGGAAGAAAACGCACTTCTCGGACGCCCCACAACGTTGGGTGATGATCGACGTCGACAAGGGCGCGCTCGACGTTGCGGGCGCGTTGGCTCGGCTGCCCGCCCCCTTCGCCGCAGCCTCCTGTGTCTGGCAGGCATCAGCTTCATGTCCAGCCGAGGGCGGCAAATGGCACCTTTGGTTTCTGCTGGACGCGCCGCTCACTGCGGCGCAGCTCAGAGCATGGATCGGCCGCGCCCCGAACCTCGATCCCGTGTCATTGCGAGCCGTCCAACCGCTCTACACAGCCGACCCGATCGGAGCGGATGAACGCTACTGGCAGGGTCCAAGGTACGGGATCCATCACGGCCGAGTCGACATGGTCGACACAGGTACGGCCAGTGACATTACATGTATTGTCAAAGAGGCCGCTGTCATCGCGCCCCGCACCTCCGGCACTGACTGGCGAGGCGACGTCCCACGCTACGACTGGCGAGCCGACTTCAACGTAGCCGCAGCTGGCTACAATGAGGCGAACCGTGTAGGAGCACTTGTCGGCGTCTACCTTGCCAGGAAGACCTGGAATGATGTGGAGCACGGACACGAGACATGGGAAGCGCCTGGGCGTAGGGCGGCCGCGGCAATCGGGCAGTACGTAGCGACGCTGCCCGACGCTAAGCACGGGGTGGAAGGTTACACTGATCGGGCATTCAGTGGCATCGAGTACGGGGTGGCTGAGGAGCGCAAGCGGCTCGCAGCTCGTGTTGAGGAGCGACCGCACAGCCTAGGAGCCGCCCGTGACGCGGCTTGGCGGCGGCTGGAGCGGGCGGCCAGCACCGGCCGAGTCGAGGCTGTGCGGGCGCTGGCCCTGACAGGCCCTGTGCCGGCTGAGGAGCTTTCGACTCGGCTGGGGTGCTCCCCCGCCGAAGCGGCCGAGCTGGCGGCTGCGAGTGCCGACGTTGAGGCGATCCCGGCCCACGACTGGCTGGTAGGGCTCGAACGAGACAAGCAGGGCTACCTACTCCCCACCGAGCTGAATGTCTTGCGCGTCGCTGAACAGACATTTGGCGGGCAGTTCCGACGCAACGTGATGAGTCAAGCGATTGAAAACGAACAAGGTGAAGAGCAGGAGCTTGATGTGGTTACGGCTCGATTGTTCGGTGCATGCGTTGCTAACGGTATGCCGAAAGTGTCGAATAACGCGTGTCGTACGATTGTGCGGTTAGTGTTTCAGCAAGCACCTGAGCACAATCCGCTACTGGATATCGCGCCTGTAGAGAATAACGAGCTGCTAGAGCGCTGGCTTATCGATTGGTTTGGTTGTGAGGATACGGCGTATGTGCGAGCTGTTGGCGCTCGTACGCTTACCGCGTTGTTCGCCCGAGCGTATAAGCCAGGTTATAAGCACGACACTGTGCTTGTGCTGTGCGGCCCACAAGGAGCATACAAGTCGAGTACGCTTGAGACGCTTGGTAGAGCCATCTATCCGCGAGGCTATGCTAGCGCTGGCAGTAGGCCCTTGTACGAGCGCGACACTAAGGAAGCTATCCGGTCAGCGTACATTTGCGAGATAGCGGAGCTTGCTGCGATGACGGCGCGATGGGCTTCAGCCGATGCGTTGAAGGACTACATCACGAGCACAGAGGACACTTACCGCGCAGCGTATGCCGCTGAGAGCAAGACACACAAACGGCGTAACGTGCTGATCGGTACGACAAACGAGACTGAGTTCCTGAGCGACATCGAGAATCGCCGCTTTTGGCCGGTGAAGCTCCCAGCTGCAACAGAGCGCAAGAGGGTATTCACCGCGAAGCATGCACGTAGGTTGCTCGCCGCAGCACACGCTGCCTGGCTCGCGGACTCTCCCACCTACTTCCGCCCCGAAGAGGAGGAGTTACGCACCGCTCAACGTTGCGCGACGCGCGAAGTGACCGAGTCGGACGAGCTGGCGGACGCGCTCGCGCCGATGCTCGCTGATCGCACCGAAATACTGGCGCGCGAGCTGACAGCGTTGTGCGCGGCTATCCCGCGCAACGATGGGCGGCAGGGTTGGACTGGTAAGCGCATTTCGCGCGCGATGCGTGAGCTTGGGTGGACGCCCTATCAGCCGACGACAGGGGACCGCGCAAGGGCGTGGAAACGGTAGGAACGGGTGGAACGGCACGGAACCGATTGTTTCGTGCCGTTCCGTTCCGGCGTTGGGGCTCTATTTTCCGGGCTTTTTGAGCTATACGAACGGATGAACACTTCAATAGGGGGTAAAGTATAGGTAAAATGAAGAAAGTAGGATGATGTAGGTATAGGTCGTACTTTTGTGTTTCTATAGGAGTTTATAAAACGACCCCCCCAAACCGTGCGAACCGTGCGGGGAACTCGTAAGTGCCCGGAATCATTGGGTTGTGCGCCGCACGGATAAAATGGGCCGAACGGTACGAAAACGAAAAACGATCGCCCACCAACGTTGATCGCGCGTTGATCAACCAAGAGGCTCTCGAATCGGCTCGACCTAGGGTTTACCTTTCCCTACATGAACCCGACGCGAAAAAGCCCGCCCCACAACGTCGGTGGAGCGGGCTATGCCGTTATTGGTGGTTCAGCTGAGTGGGTCGTCTTCGTCTGCGTACTCGCTGTTGTCGGCGAAGGGCGCGGCAGAGCCGCAGTTAGCGCAGATGGGTTCGCCAGTGTCTTCGCAATAGGACTGGCTAAGGATGGGGTGGCCGCAGTCAGGGCAGGATTGGGTCATCGTGGAGCTTTCTTTCTTTCGTAGCAAGAGACTAGCCCGCCCCAACAATGTTGGGGTGGGCTATGCCGTTATTGGCGGTTCAGCTGTCGGTGCAGGCTGAGCAGTAACTACCGTTGCCGCAGCTTGCGCGCTTATACGGGCACTTGGGTGCGCCGTAGATATCCTCAAACGACAGGTCACCAACCGTCGTACCTGGGGCGTATACGTGGACGATCAAGGTGTTGCCCTTGCGCTCGCCCTGCACCGTCCAACCCGTTGTGAGTGCCAGAACATCCCACACAAAGCGCTGCACGGATAGCATGGTGGCGTCTGGGCCAAGCTGCGCGGCGACTTCATGAGCGTCCAGCTCGACAGCGACGTGTTTGACTTTGAGTGCGCGGTTCTTGATCTCTTCGATGTTCATGTTGGTCAGTTCTTTCGTTCGGTTCGTTGAGTTGGCGTGACAAGAGAGACTATGCACTAACTTCAGTTACGAAAGCAACTGCTGTTTACGTTTTTATTTCAGTTATCTAACTTGATACGCTACAAGGCGCAGTCCCCCTACCGAAAACTATGGCATTAGCGCCAGTTACGCGTCAACAGTTCTTTTTCGATTTTTTGCGCGATGGCCTGTAACTCGCGTGTAGGCAGGTTCAGCAGGAGCTTGTACATCCTATTAGCTAAGCTCGCATGGCGCGCTGAATGCCCGCGAATAGCGTAACTGGCGCAGCGCCACATGTATTGACAGCTGTACCAGCCTAGGTCTGCGCGCATAAGCGCGACTATGCGTGCACGCTCTCTACGAGCTGACGGGGCGTTGTTGCCGAAAACCTCTAGGTACGCTGGCCACAGTTCATGCGCACGGATTCTTGCAGCCATACGCGGCGTTGAAACATACGTTTCAAGCTGTGAAACGGCTAACTCTGCGGGACTCTTGGGTTTTTTGACTGCAGTTGCGCGCTGTTGCTTATGTTTCATGGGTATGACACTATATGACCCTACATGCCAAAACGTAAAGAGCCGCCCAAAAAACTCCTGACGCGCACCATGTCGATCGTGGAAGCGCGCAAAGCCGCAGTGAACGGCATCGCAAACCTGACGCACGACGCGATGCGCGTGCTGCACGACGCTATTCAGAGCGGCGACGTGAAGGTTGCGCAATGGGTTGTTGATCGCGTGCTCGACAGCGAGAGCTTGGCGACCGTGACTGAGATCCGCGCAACGTCGAGCCACGCACTGCCCGTCGACCCTGCGGCGCGCGCCCAAGCCCTCGAAGGCCTGCGGCTGATCAAGCAGGCTGAGAGGCGGTCATGATCAAAGCCCTATACGAGATAGGTCGGCGGACGATCCGCGAAAACCCACGCCTGAACTTCGGGATCTGGCGTGTGGAAGTCGAGCCGAGTTCGCATGAGGCGAGCCTGGCCTTTCGGCTATGGTGGTGCTCAAGAGGTGGCGAGTTGAGCCACTACATCCGAGGCACTATCCCGTACACAGCGATACACGGTAGACCGGAAAAGACAGTAACAGCGCTCATGCGGGCTAAGTGGCAGGCTGTGGCTAACTATGTGGAGTTGTCATGGTGCGCTTAGGCATCTTGTGTCTGTTGGCGCTATGCGCAGCATGCTCAGCCGATTGCCCGGCGATTCGGCAAGAGTATGAGGACGTGGACTGGTATCGATACCAGCTCTACAGGGCGGGGTATGACGTGTTCCCCGAAGTTCGACGCTTGAGCCAGCTACGACTGGACTATCCTGAGTGCTTCGAGTCGGAATGACGGTCGATATCGCAGCAATCGAAGATGCGGCGTGGCGGCAGATATGCTCGCCCGACACTGCCAAGGGCGCGCTGCGATGGAAGCTGGACGATCATCAGCTGCGCATATACGACCCGTACAGAGCGTGGGAAGCACGTAGGCTACAAGAACTCGACGCAGGCCAAACGTCGGGCGCTCATCGTGTGTTTATGGTCGACTGTGGTAGACAGGTCGGCAAGACATTCACGACAAGCGTGATTAGAGCGGAAGACGCGCATGCGTTTTGTAATGAAACTATTCTCGTTGCGAGTGCTACGGAAGTTGCGCTGAAAGAACTGCTGATCCCTGTGTTGAACACGGTGTTCGCTGGCTGCCCTGAGGAGCTGCGGCCGAAGTTTTTCAGCTCACGATGGGGCATGCGAGCAGGCTACTTCTGTCCTGCGAGCGACAGCGTTATCAAGCTTGTCGGCGTAGACAAAGACCCTGACGGGTTGCGCGGTCCTGGATTGTCCGGTGCGACGATCACAGAAGCCGCGTTTGTTCGCAAGCTCGGCTACGCTGTGAGCGGTATCCTATACCCGCAGTTTTCGCGTAGGCCGCACGCCACATGCATTCTCGAATCGAGCGCTCCAGCGGAGCTTATGCACGACTTCGATCGAGTGTTCAAACCAGATTGTGAGTCGCGTAAGGCTTACGTCTTTATGACTATGTGGGACAATAGCACGCTGTCACAAGAGACTAAGAAAGAGCTGTTTGAGTCGGCTTACGCGATAGATCCCGATGACGCTGAGCGTGAATACAACGGTAAGCGCGGCATGAACCGCTTACGCGCTGTTATACCCGAGTTCGATCGTGCGAGGCATGTCGAGGACAGAGTCAAGCCGAACGAAGCGTGCGCCATCGCAGCGTTTGACCCTGGCATCAAAGACCTTTTCGCGATCGTGTGGGGATACTGGGACCCGAGCGACGGCAAGCTGGTCGTGCACCAAGATTGGTCGTGCCAGAACGCGACTACGGGGCACGTCGCGACCATTGTGCGCAGCATCGAACGAACGTTGTACGGCGAAGCCGCTGAGATTCACCGGCCACGCAAGCTTGTGTTGACGCCCGAAGAAGAGAAGACGCGACTGCTCAAGGTGCTGTCTGGACAGAAAGCCCCGGACATCGGTAATGACTTCGGCCTTCGGCGCCCCGATGGTATGACGTGGTGGTCAGGTGAGAGCTACCGATCCAACCCGTTGATGCGTGTCTCAGACACCGAAGCGCGGCTCATCCTAGACTTGAATGCGACGTACTCCATACCATGCGTGCCAGCTGACAAAGACGGCAAACAAGCCGCGGTGCTGGCGTTGCGCAATGCGTTCCGTGATGACCAGATCGTCATCACACCGCACTGTGACCAGTTGATCTCGACCATTGAGAATGGTCGTTGGAACGACAAGCGCACAGACTTTGAGCGGCACTTGGACAAGATGGGCGCCAAGATGTTTGGGCACTTGGATCTACTGTCAGCGCTCATCTATCTGTGGCGCATGGGGCAGGTGATACGCAACATCAATCCGATAGCGCCCAAGTACATTGATAAGCACGAGCCTGACCTAATGCATAAGCACACATGGGCAAAAACCGAAGACGAGGGAGCATCATGGTGGACGTGAGTTTGTGGCCAGCTGCAGCTGTCGGCTGCGTTTGGATCTGCCGGCTAGCGCTGGTAGATGCGGTCAAGGCGTACCGCGAGCGAACGTTGGTTGCGCAGGCGATTGAAGCGGCCAAAGCCGCAGTGGTCGAAGCGCATCAAGCAAAGGAAGGTGTGACAGAGCTGCGAGCTGAGTTGCGCCAAGTTTCAACAGTCATTCTGGAAGGTAGAAGATGAACGACAAAGCAACGGCAACGGCCAAAACCAAGACTTTCTTTCTCGGCATGGATCCGATCTTCGCTGAGGAAACACTGATCACTGAGGCATGGAAGGCCCAGGATACGAGCCGAAAGATCGTTTACAAGATTCCGCTCGACAAGGTGCAGCCTGAAATGGTGTTCATTCCGCTTGTGCGTGGCATCGGCCGCACACCACTCAAGGCTGAGGAGTTTGACGCTGTGCAACAGCGCAAGCTCGTCAAGACACGCGACCCAAAGGAGCTGGTCAAGGAGCTGACGCAGTGCGAGCCCGTGTACGTGTCCAAGTTCTGGCGAGCGTTCACCAATGCCGGCCCGGTCGACGACTTCGCGAGCATCGCGCTCAGCGGAGACTTCGATTCGACCGGCTTCATCGACGCGTTGAATCGATCAGCGAGCGCCGCGGGCGCGTACGCGCGCACAGCGCATGGCGACGATCACAAGACTTGTAGCCTGACGTGGGGTGCGTAATGGAAGACCAAGAGCAAGAGCTTGAGCTTGAGACGCCTCAAGAAGAGCTTGCCGAAGACGAGAGCCACACACCGTGGTTTCTCGCCGATGCAGACGACGTTATCGGAACTCTTGAGACCAAAGAGTCTGAATACTTCGAGATGCTGCAAGCGACTAACATGGTGCAGATGTACAAGATCGCTTGGGCGCAGTACTTCGGCACTGACCCAAACAACCCTGGACAGCTTTGCACGCAGGTAGCGGCGCGTGTCGGTGAAGAGCGCGAATACACGCGGCTCCGTATCAACGAAGCGCGCAGCTTCTTGAAGCAAGCCATTCAGACTGCAACGTCCACCAACGCCGCATACAAAGTCGTTACGTCGTCGCGTGACTTCGCATCGATTGCCGGCGTTGACGCGGCCGATCGAGCTGTGACTGCGACCATGCGCAAATGCTTCGACGCGCGCAAGAAGCGCAAGTTTCTTGAGCGCATGCTCGTTCTCGGCTCAGCCTTTGTCCACGTGCGTTGGGACCCTGAGGGCGGTGACAAGACGATCGACACGAGCCTCGGCATCGAGCAAGAGGTGATGAGCGGTGCCCCGGTCGTGCAGATCGGGTGCCCATGGGACGGCTACTATGACGCGCGCGAAGAAGATGATCTGACATGGGTTGTCATGCGCGAACGGCGATCCAAGTGGGAGCTTGCAGCGCTCTATCCTGAGCACGCAGACAAACTTGCCGAAGCTTGCGGCGAGGACAAGTTCAGTCGTGATCGGCTATTCAATAGCAACGTGTTTGATGCGGCTGGCAGCGACGAGGGCACTGTCACGCTGCAACACTTCTATCTAGCCAAGCAGCCGGGCGCCGAGAATGGGCGCTACATCGGCTTCGTGCAGGGTGTCGGCGCATTGTGGGACCGAGAGCTGCCTATCACTGAGACGCGCAAGCTGCCCGTGTATCTCGCGCAAGCGAGTACCTACATCGGAGCAAACATTGGCTACGCGGATTGGTGGGATGTGATCTCAATCCAACAGACAATCGACAACGTCGTTAGTGACTGGACGTCGTCTATGCGCGCCCAAGGTCGGCTCAACATGTACGTGGCCAAGGGCAGCGACATCAATCTGTCGCAGTTGTCCAAGGGCTTGCGCGTGTTCGAGCTTGACCCTGGCGCGGTACCACCAGGCTTCGTTGAACCGCCTAAGCTTGCAGCTGCGGGAGAGTTGCTGCAGTACTTGCACACACGTATGGAGCAGGTGACGCAGCAAAACAGCGTGCGGCGCGGGTCGTCCGACAATATGAAGTCAGGCACCATGGCAGCGCTGTATAATCAGCAAGGCATTGAAGCCATTGGCGACGTGCTTGAAGCTGCGGAGCACACCGACAACGCTGTAGCCAACATCGTACTTGACATGCTTACGAACAAGTCGCGCGGTAGCTTCTTGATCGAAGTTAGCGGCGAGAGTGAGCGCCCGTATTACGAAGCTTTTGCGTCAACTGGACTGAAAGGCGCGCGCTCTGTGCGCGTCGAGAATGTCAGCCCTATGATGCGCTCGGCAGCTGGGCGTTTCGAGACGTTCAATGCGATTGCGGGGCTTCCGCCAGACCGTGTCGGTCCGATGTTGCGAGGGCTAGACACCGGCGATTGGTCTGGTCTGACCGAGCAGGACAAGAGCAAAGACCTTCGAATCGTCAAAGAGAACGAGATGCTACTGCATGGGCAGGAGGTGATTGTAGGTGCGGGCGACGATCCTGTAGCACACGTCAAGGCGCATTGGAGCTTTTTGGAAAAGCTTGAGTCGGTGGATCCGACAGCGATCGACCCGATGACCGGTGAAGGTATCCCGGGCAAGTACGACGCGGTAAAGCGTGTCGTGGTGCAGCATATTCTCAAGCACCTTGAGGGTTGGCAGTACATCGATCCACGACTCGCGAGCCTGCTCGGCATTGCGCCGCCACCGCCGATGCCTGGGTCGCCGACGGGTGACTTGATGATGATGACAGGCGGGATGGGGGCACCGCAACCACAGCAGCAATCACAGGACGTCTCGGCCGCGCCAGCACCCGAGAAGACACCGACAGGACCAATGCCCGCGCAACCTGAGCCAGCACAACCACCCGAAGGGATCGGACAATGAGTGAGACTACGACAGAAGCACTGCTGCCAACTGCGGCCAACTTTGACGCTATCGTAGCAGCAAATGAAGCGAAGCTGACGGCTGCAGAAGCGCCAGACGAGTCAAGCGACGCTGGCATCGAATCAGCGGATAGCAGCGTAGATGCAAGTATCGATGCGGACGCCGCAGGCATCGACGGCGACGGCGACGGCGACGGTGCCGAAACAGCAGAGGCTGAGGTTGTAGCCGATGCCGAACCTGTAGCCGATACACTGCTAGCAGCTGCTAAAGCGGAAGGCCGCATTACACCTGAGTTGCTGAAAGAGATCGGCGACCTTACTATTGAAGTGCAGCTCGCTGGCGGCCCCAAAGAAGTTCCGGTCAAGGAGCTGGCAAACGGCTACATGCGTCAAGCGCATTTCCAGCGCTCCATGGAGAAGGCCAACGCGAAGGAGCGCCAAGCAGAGCAGATCTTCGAGATCGAGCGCGCCCGCACCAACTCATGGCAGCGAGAGCCTGGTCAGCTGTACAACGGGTTGCTCGCGATGGGTTGCGAAGCAACGCTGGAGAAGGTGTTCGAGTACATGGTCGAGGAGCGCCATGCCTACTTGACAGCATCGCCCAGCGAGCGAGCACGCATCGACCAGATCAAGCAGATGCAGAAGCAGCAAGCGCTCATGCAGCAACGCGCTGCAGAGCTTGAGCGACAAGCCAAAGCAGCACAGGCGCAACAGCCTACCGAAGTGGACGAGGGCACGGCCGCGGCCTACCGCTACATCGAAGCCAACATGGATCGCGCCCTTGGCTCAGCCTTCAAGGCCGCCAACGTTGGGAAGGTCACACCCTACGCGTTGCAGCTTTTTGAAAGCGAGCTTATGGGCTACGCCAAGATGGGGCTGAGCGTTGAGGAGGCGGTCAATCAAGCAGCAAGCGCTGTGGCTGATAGATTCGTCGAGATCAAACAGGCAGCTGGCACCATGCAGCAAAAACAACTGCCGCCTAAAGCAGCGCCAGCAGGTAAGGTGCCGCCGCGCGATAAGACCACGGGGCAGTTCACGACACAACCAACTAAGAAAGCGGCCAAAGCGCCACCAACAGCGGCAGAGTTCGCTAAGAGGTTTGGAATCTAATGGAATCAACACAACAGATCTTCTTTGGCAGTCAAACAAGCGGCAACTCCGCGTCATTCGCTACAGGTAGAAGTGACTATCAGTTCATTGACATCGTTCTGCAAACAACAGCGGCCGACGCTGTGTGCTCGTTCACGATTCAGTCAAGCGCTGAACCTGCGACGTCATGGGCTGTTGATACGGCGGCGCTTCCGCAAAGTGTCTTGCCCGCTGGCTTCAGCTTCGCAAACGGCGTGCTCAGCGTCGCGAGCCCCGCTATCGGCACCTACCGGGTGCGTCTGGTACTCCAGACTGGCCCATACCTACGAGTTGCCTACAGCTACACAAGCGGAGCAGTGGCTAGCGCCCGTGTGGTTGTGTTCGCGCACGATTGACGGCGCCAAGCTCCTGTGACACGCTACGAGTGCCAGGGCTTGTAAAGCCTGGCACTCACCTCACAGCTACTCGAACCGCCTAGCGGCGCCCGGCAAAGTGGCCTTAGCCACGACACAGAGGCTCGACAGCTAGATCCCGGCAATCGGAGCGAGAGAACAATCTCAAACCCGATACCGAAGGATCTAAACAATGTCGAATCTTGCCGAGTGGCTCCCAAATTACAAGACCCAGTTGGGCGACTTCATCGACCCGCACCCTACGATGGACAGCCTGACGGCTGATCTGCCGTTCGTCCCAGCCGAGCAGCGCGAGGGCCGCGAGTTCAAAGTACCGGTCGTGGTCAGCCTCGAACAAGGTCAGACGGCTGATGTGACTGGTGACACTTTCGCGATCAATCCGGCGCGTAACAGCGTCATGAAAGAGGCGACTGTCACTGGCGCTAACCTGCTGTACAACGCGCGCATCCCTTACGATGCAATGCTGCGCAGCCGTAATGGCACGGGCAACGGTAAGAGTGGTGGCGCGTTCAAGGACGCGTTCATGCTCAAGACCAAGATGTTGATGGAGCAGGGCGAATTCTATAACGAAGTCGCCATGCACTACGGCCCTGGCACCGGAGCAACGATCGCTGACGACATCGGTGTGATCGGCACTGGCGGCACAGGTGCGACGCTCGCCGGCGGCGTTGTCGTCCCCATCACGATCGCGACCTGGGCGCCCGGCGTTTGGGCGCGCATGACTAACGGTCTGGTCGATCTCTACAACGCGGCTGGTACCACGCTCATCGCTGACAACATCGTCGTCAACGCTGTGAACCCGGACTACGCACCGCTCGCGTCGCCGCCCGCGCCGAACATCACGCTGCAGACGACCGCAGCCACCACGACGGGCGGCACCACCACGCCGGCAGCGCTCGCCACGGTTCGTATCGTGGTCAAGGGCTGGGCGCAGAAGTCGTGCCTCGGTCTCGTGCCGCAGTTGAAGAACCAGGGTCTGCAGTTTGGCATCAACGCGGCGCAGTACGCGGTGTGGAAGCCGAAGCTCGTCACCGTGTCGTCCGGAACGATGACGCGCTTGCGCATGCAAAGCATTGGCGCAGCGATGTTCCCGTACATCGGAACGGGCGGCATGACGTTCCGAGCGTCCGCTCCGGTCTTCGCTGACATGGTCGAGGAAACCGACACCTTTCAGCAGTTCACCGACAGCGGCGAAGTGCGCAAGGTCGGCGCGAACAAGCTGGTCTACCGTTCTGCGTGCGGCCCAATCACTGTCAAGTTGGACGGCATGATGAAGTACGGCCTCATGATCGGGACCGGCGTAGACGCCAAGGCTGTACGCACTGGAGCTTCGCCGCTCACGTTCCGTGGCAAGGGTGACGAATGGTTCTTCACCGAGCTGCAAGCCAACGCCGGCAGTGAGATCCGCTGCATGGCGAATCAGGCGCCTTTCGTCCACATGCCTAATCGCTGTGTCGTCGTGCAGGGCTTGACGCCTAACGCTCTGATCTAGTGGTAGTTGAAGCCTAGCAGCTAACGGCTGCTAGGCTCTTTCCCCTAACAAAGGTTTTACGCATGTACGGTGAACAAGAGCGAGATCAAATGGCACCAAGCCCTGAGCAACGGGTACCAATGCAGCGTCCACAAGGGCACGGCCAGGGTATCGATTGGGGCGCGATCATGCAGCGCATGCGCCAGCGCTTCGGTCAGAGGCATCCCGGTATGATGGGTCAGGGTCAGGGACAAGCTCCCGTCGGACCGATGCCACAGGCACAGCCGCCCGTCGGCGCACCGCCCGCGGCGCCGCAAATGGACCGTGGCAGGCTCATGGGCATCGCACAGAACTGGGGCCAGCAACAGCCCGGTGGCATCGTTCCGCCTAACTGGCGCGGCGGACAGTACTGATGCCGATCCCCGCACTGATCGCACTCGGCGTGGTTGCTGCGGCCGCCATTGCGGGGAGTCAGATCTCAGCCGCGGAAGAAGAGAAACGCGCCAAGCGTGACGCCAAACGCCAGAAGTCGCAGGCTGAGAAAGACGCGCTTATGCAGTATTGGCAGCAACGCGCTAACGAAGCTGCGCGTGAGAGCGGCTTCGCCACGATGAACAACGCGGGTACTGAGCTGCGAAACAAGCAAGCTCGGGATGCCGGGTACAACGCCATGCTGCAAGACGCAGCCGACCGAGCCGACACGACACGAACACTGGGCTACATTCAAGCAGGCTCGACCATTGCAGGCGGCATCGCAGGCGGCGCGTTCAGCGGGTTGGGGTCGGCTGCGGGTAGCGCAGCGAGTGGGCTGACAGCCGACCAGATGGCGAACGCCGCAAGCTCGTATGCGCTGGACGCGGGTCAGTCGATGTTGCTGTCTGAGCCTGGTCAGTACCGCCAACCAACACAGTTGCCGCTGGCGTTCGACGACGGTAGCGGTGGCTGGGAGCTGCCTAGCAGCTTGAGCGGCAACTATGACGGCACACCGCAGTATCAGCGAAAGCTGGGGTTGTACCGATGAATGTTGCAGGGCTGATCAAGCGTGTTAGGCGTTCAGCGTTCATTGAGGATGGTTCTGTCGATTGGACAGACGTCAACATCCTTGAAGAGCTGAACGATGTGCAATCAGCACTGTTTGAGCGCGCCGTCGTAAAGGCCGACAGCGGGCATTGGTTGCGGCACGCGTACTACACGCTGACGCCGGGGCAATCGGTGTACCGCTTGCCGCCAAGAGCTGCATCGGGTGCCATCGGGCTAGTGCAGATCTCAGCGACTGCACCACTCGACTGGTTCGAGTTGCCGGAAGTAGACGAAGCTACAGCAGAGCGCTACGAGCTTGCGACCACCGACGCCCCACAACGCTGTGCTGTGCGCGGTGAGATGTTGCACGTACTGCCTGCGCCAAGCGTCAGCGGCTACGTGCTGCGCGTGCAGTATGCGTTGCGGCCGAGCCGGCTAATCTTGCCGCACGTGTCAAGCGTGGCCGGCATCGTATCGGCAGTTGATCCTGTGACGCGTGTCGTGACACTGCAAGGTCTTTTTCAGAGCTGCAACGAGGCAGGCACGTTCACGGTCATTGCAGGTACGAATGCCGTGGATATCATCAAGCCTGACGGCTGGCACAGCGTCGTGTGGAGCGGTCGGGCGGCAGCCACGAACGGCACAGCCCCAACGCTGCAGCTCGACCCTACAGGCATCGCAGCCGCGTCCGACATGAGCATGATCGAGCCAGGCGACATCATGCGCTTTGCCGATCAGAGTGACTACCCGGCGTTGCCGGCAGAGTTTCACCGGGCCTTCGCCGATGCGACGGCGGCTAAGATCCTAACAGTGCGTGGCATGGCCGACCGAGCAGAGGAGCTGATGTCGCATGTTGCGCCCGACCTAAAGCGTTTTGAGTCGCTGCTCGCACCACGCGTCGGATCGAACACGTTCATCTTGTCCGCTCCGGAGTTTTGCTGAATGACTCAGCAACTGGTACTTGACCCACTAGGTCTTGTGACCGAGCCAAACAAGCTCGGGCAAGTGCCAGCGGGCGCGTTGACGGCGTGCAATCAGACCGTCATGCGGTCACCCGGCATTGTCGAGAATAACAAGGGTTGGGTCCAACGTGGAACCAGCATTGCTTCGACGCAAGTACCATTCCACATCTGCCTGCCAAACAAGTGGATTCTGATCTTCCGGCATGACGGCGTCACCTGGACGTACGTGTGGTACGACGCGTTGAACAATACGTACCCGTACGGGACACTGCCACTACAGTGGGAAGACGGCTACGCGTCTATTCGCACGACGCAACAACCGCGGTTTTCGCATGTAGTTGTTGGCAAACAGTTGTTTGTCCAGTTCCGATCACAGTTGCTGGTATGGGATTACATCGATCCAGCGGATACCACTCAAGCCAAGCCAAGACATGCCGGTCTGGTTCCGCCAAAGCTCGTGCTTGCGGGTAATGGTGGCAGCAATGGCGCAGCGCTGGGGCCTGGCAAGTACGTCGTGTACACCGCGATTTTCAAGCGCACACTGGCTGGCGGGGACCGCGTTGTTGTGTCGGCACCCTGCGCCGCCACCACGTACGCCAACTTGTTTGACGCCAGCACCATCAACGTCGAAATGACATTGATTCTCAGCACTGTGCCGCAAACACGGGCAGGCGACGTAATCGAGATCTACAGGACAAAGAGTAAGCCAGTAAATCTGACGTCAGCGTACACAAGCACGCAACCTAGCGAAGAAGCCGGCAGCGAGTATCTGCGTTGCGGTTCAGTGGTTGTTACGCAAGCTCAGATCACTAGCGGGTCTTTCCTGTATGTTGACACATGCCCGGATAGCGCTTTGGGCGAAGCGCTGTACACAAACCAGTCAGTTGGCACGTTCGCAGACGCAGCAGATCAGCCACCGGCCAACGACTTCATAGCGGCGTACAAAGGCTACTTGTTTGGCTTTGGGCCTACGTACGCGCCGCGCATTCAGCTGCGGACAGTGGGCATGCTCGGTATCGGGTCAACTGCGGTGAATACGCAGGGCGTGCCAGCCGCAACATCGCTAGGGTCTTACACGGTTACTGGCTTGTCCTGGACGACTGGCGCCACGACAATAAATGTCGCCAGCAGCGTAGAAGCGGCTAAGATTTATCAAGGCATGCGGATTATCGTGCCTGGTGGCGGTACCTATGTGATTTTGTCTATCGTCGGTTTGGTTCTAACCGTCGATTTTGCGCTACCCACAGGGCAGACTAATCAGACACTGACAGTATACGACAGTATAAAAGTGTTCTACGGACTAACATCCGCGTATGTGTCTGTAGATACTTGGGATGACGCGGTATACGCGCTCAGTCTGCGGCCGTATACGGCGCATGCATTGGCGCTGAAGCTGCCCGCCATCGGGCAGAACTACAATCAATCAGTCAACATGCAGCCTGTTGACGGTTTCGAAATAAGAGCGCACTACCTGCTGGATAGCCGGCCAACGCTTGGCGTCACAGGGTCTAAGCCATTGGCTTGGGACCCACGGCTCGACCCAAGCGTAGCGGTGACTAAAAGCGAAGAATACAAGCCACAAGCGGTATGCTGGTCGAATCTGAACGAGCCAGAAGCTTGGCCGGTCCTGAACAATGACTTCTTTGCGCGCGGTGAGCCACACGCAGTTGCTGTAACGGCAGACGCGATCATCGCGGCGTACAGCGATGGTATCTGGCGCATTACAGGCACTGGCGGCTCAACCAGTGAGGGTTTTGATTGGCGCTACGACCAGATCGCGACCGGTATCACTGTGCGTGGTTCGCAGTGCATGTGTGTCTTGTTGGATCGAGTCTACGCGCTAACGAGTGAAGGTCTCGTTGTCATTGACGGGGACCGAGTCACACGGATCAGTCAGGGTCGGATCCATGACGTGCTGGACGTGCCAGGCTTCTCTGACGTACCGCACACAACGACGTCAGCTATTTTTATCTGTGCTGACGAAGAGAACAACGAGATCGTGTTCCGTGCGCCCGAAACGAACAACACTATATGGTTGTACAACACCAACACGGACCGGTTCACTAAAATCGGCTCGCACGATTTTCCAGTTTTCGCGCAGTACAGCCCATACTTACGTAGCGTTGTGTACTTAGGCCAGACAGCTGGAGTTTGGACGCTGCTCACTCCAACCAGCTCGTTTCGCGGTGATATGAGCCTGACGTTTGCTCGTGTGTATGCAGACAATCCCTTCGCGCAACGGCATTGGCAGACGCTGAGTGTCAGCGCGGATGTGTCTGGCGGCGTGCCAGTCACGATCACACCGAGCTTCAACGGCTTGGCCGGTTCCACTCGAACGCTGGACGCGAGCGGCCGAGCTTCTTTCGAGGTGCCGCGTAATGCGCCAGCCATTGGCAACACCATGACCGTAGGGCTTAGCGTTGTGGCGAACGGCGCATCTGTGAAGCTACACGGCTTTGCTCTCGACTATCGGGATCAAACTGAGCGGAGCAAAAACCGATGAGTTCTAACAGGCTCCGATCGCTGCGCAAAGCTGTGTGGCAGGAAGACAAGACAGGTGTCGGTGAAGCACTGCGTGACATTCACGGCTTTTGCTCGCGGCTCACACTGTGCGGTGTAACCGAGACTAACGACGTTACTTGGAGTGAGCCTTTCTCATTCAGTGTAGAGACTAAGCCGTCTCTAGTGATTCTTGCGGATGCTCGCGAGAAGGGCACGTCTGGCTCAACACTGCTGTCAGCACTTGATTGGAGTGTTGTTGTGGAGAGCGGCTCGTATCGAGTCAAGATCAATAGGGCCACTGCGCTGGCCGTAGGCCGCAGATACGATCTGCGCTTCTTGGTGGTGTACTAATGGCAAACGACCCGCAGCTTGAATGGATTGCCGCCATAAACGGCATGACACCACAGCAGTATCTCGACGCGATGGCACGCGACCAAGCCATCACGCAAGGGCAGGACCCGACAAAAGCAGGCAACGCGGTGCGCGGCGCTATCTGGGACGCAGGCGCGGCCGAAGACGCGTATGTGTCGGGACTTGGCACGCGAGCAGGCGCTTATCAGAATCAGCTTGGTGGTATTTCAAGCCAGCTGTCTGGGCTCGGTACGGGTGCGGCTGCAAGAGCTGCGCAGCTGCAGAGCACCAATCAAGGGCTCGGTAACCAGTCGTGGCAGTCAGCTCAGACGGCCAACGGGATGGACCTAAACGCCCTAAGTGGCCTGCAAGGTGCCGTCGGCAACGCCGGAGCTTGGGACCTTAGCAACTTCAGCAACCTGCAGACGGCGGCCAACGCACCGATGCAGATGACTGCGTCGGGCTACGTAGGCGACGCACAGAGCAACGCTGCGGACGTCGCGCGGCAGATGCAGGTGTTTGGGCAGCTGCAAGGTGCAGCTAACGGTTCGCTGGACGTCACTAGTCAGGCGGCGCGCGCCTACGCGAACGCGCAGGACGTAGCGAACCAGCAAGCTGCAGCAGGGGCGCTTCGCGCAAGCGGCAATGGCGCGCTAAATGTCAATCTGCAGAACATACGTGAACTCGACAAGCTGCGTGACCCGAATCAGATCGAGGGCATGGCGCAGCTCATGGCGACATACAATGGCGCCCAAGACCTGCGCGTCGGGCAGCTCGACCCTGAGGCGTATGCCGCCGCGGTAGATGCGCGGAATCAGCTCAAGGGCCTCACAACGCCGGGTGTCACTGCAGCCGAGCGGCTCATGTACGAGATGAGCCGTCGCCAGCAAGAGCAGGACGAAAGCGCGGTGCGCTCTGCGCTTGACACGCAGATGCAGCGGCGCGGCGCGTTCAGCTCGGGCAGCGCGATTGCGCGGTCAGCGTTGGGGGCGCAGCAAACAAGTCAGAATCGCATGCTGCAAGACATGCAAGCAAATGCGATGGCGCAGCAACGCGCAATGCAGGCTCTGCAAGGTTACGGGACGCTGTCCACGAACATGACAGCTCAGGCGAACGAACTTGCTGCGCGCAACCAAGCGACACGAGTCGGAGCGTTGAATCAGTACTCAGGCATCGCAGGATCCGCCGCGCAGACGCTCGGTCAGATCGGCGCAAACAACGCGACGCAGAACGCGAATCGGCAGCTCGCCGCGCAGCAAGCGGCATCACAAGCATATGCCGAGCTGCGCGCGCAGGGCTTCTCTGAGGAGTACGCACGCGGCAAAGCCGCAGACATCGTTGCGCAGGGCAATCAACAGACGCGGCTCGGTGCGATGAACACATCAGCGTCACTGTCTAGTTCGATGCGTCAGAGTTCCGATGCGATGAGCATGTTCAATCAAGGGCAGCGCCAGCAGCAACAGCAGTTTAGTGATAACTACACTGCTGATCGTCAAGACGCGAAGTTTGATAGAGCTAAAACGGTAAACAATGCAGCTGACACCGTAGGTCGAAACTACATGTCAGATCAGACCACGTTGTTCAATGGCAATACTGCGGTTAGTGCGGCAAACAACTCACGCAATCAACAGTCGATTCAAACACAGCAAGGGCTAAACAACGACTGGTTGAGCGCATTTACTACAGCCGATCAAACTGCGATTGGCGCGGCTGGCGTGAATCGCGGCATTGCTCAAGACCAGTTCAACGCGGGCGAATCCGCGGCAGCCGCTAAGGTCACGCTAGGCCGACAGAAGGTGGCAGACGCCACAACGATCAGAAACCTCGGTGTGTCGGATACAGCGAACGCACGGCAGCTCGGTGCCATCACCGGCCCTGGTGGCGTATCGGGCGGCGACGCGCCAAGCTCTGCGCCTTACTCTGCGCCAGTGTCGGGTTACGGCGGCGATGCTGTCGAGTACGACGCGAACGGCAACCCGATCAGGAGATAGCCATGTACCAGCAAGACGACAAAGAAGACGAAGACTTCAACTCATTGATCAGTGAGTTGGCTGGTAGCGGCGAGGCTGCGCCGACGCGGCAATCTGTGTACACACCGCCGCCCGCAGCTGCAGAGCCAGCCTATCAGCAGAAGATTGGAGCGCGCGAGTTTGGTGTTGGGGACATTGCAATGCTTGGCGGCATCCTTGCGTCACTCGTCGCCAAGAAGCCCGGCATTGCTGGCGCGCTGGCAGGGCAGTACGGCGGCGCTGTGATGCAGGACTCAGCGCGACGCGACGCGCAGAACGCCGACATTGAGCGGTTCAACGCGAAGCTGGCCAACGAGAACGACCCGCTAGACAGGTGGCAGAAAGAACAAGCGGCCAAGCTTGGCGCGGCCAACGTTGAGGCGCGCACTGCCGAAACCGAAGTGCAGCGATCGCGCGAAGATCGCATGGCGCAGCTCGCCGCGGATGAGGCCGATCCGGAAAGCCCTCTGAATCAAGCCAAGCTGACCTATCAGCAAAAGCTGGCTGACATTGAGCTGAACCAGCGCAAGGCTTTGGGGGAGGCGTCGACAGCCGAGAAGATCAAGCAGCTGGCTGAGGCCGCTAAGTACGCGCGCGGACGAGGCGCAGGCGCAGGCGCAGGCAAAGGGCCAGCTGCGCCTAAGCCTGTGTCAGCCACGAAAGAGCTAGCCGAGTACAAGGCGCGCGCTGAGCTTGAACGCTTGCAGAGTGGTGACGCACCACAGACCGGCATGACAGCTGCGCAGCAAGCGGCAAAGGAAAAGCGCGATGCGCTGCACGTACCTTTTGAAGGTTACGTGGTAGCGGATGATGCTCTATGGGATGCAACCGTACTAACGCCGAACATACGCGAGAAGCTCAGAGCATCCGACGCGCAGCTAGCGGCAGCCGATGACGCTCTGCGCGAAATGTCCGATATCCGAAAGCGGTATGGCGGCGAGTCTGCGATGTTTGGGGATGCAGAAGCTGTAGGACGCTACAACACAGCTAAGTCTAAGTTGTCGGCTGCGATCGGCGAGATCAAAAACATTGGTGTGGTGTCACCAACTGAAATGGCCATCATCAATGACGAAAACATCCCGACGCTGGACAAAAGCCCACGTGACATGCTCAACGGCGTCTTGGGAGACAACAAGCTTGGGCTGCTTGAAGGCACGCGCAAAGGCATTCAAGCAGCGCGATACAGCACGGCCAAACGATACGGGTTAGCGCCAGATACAGCAGCAGATGCTGGCAAGAAGGCTAAGCCAAGTTCTGGCACTGTCACGATGGTTTCACCATCCGGCAAGCAAGGCACTGTAAGTCAAGACCAGGTCGAAGCTCTCAAAGCCAAAGGTTTCAAGGTCATTCAATGAGCACCTTTGATGATGAAGTGAATGCAGCTCTTGGCGGCGAAGATGGCGCCGACTTTGACTCTGAAGTCGCAGCAGCGCTAGGGCCTGTTGATCATCAAAAGCCAATCACGCCCGAACGGCGTGCAGAGCTGCAACAGACGATCGACGCAGCGGCTGACAGCCCAGAACGCGCAAAGATCGCGATCCTCGAAACGCTGCTTGGTGCAACTGATACAGCGCGCGGCTTCGCGCGAGGCATGACGGCGCACGGTTCAGAGCTGGCGATCAAAGGTGCGCAAGCTGTCGCGCCGGGCATGTTCGGCGAAGAGACGTTCGACGACGTTCGGGAACGATCCCCAGTGCTTGCCACAGCTGGCGACGTTGTCGGTTCTGCAGTCTCACCGCTCGGTCGGGTGTTCGGTGGCGCCAAGGGTGCAGCGGGCCTGATCAAGCAGGGGGCCAGCAACGGCCTCGTACAAGGCGGTCTTGAAGCTGCGTCGGACGCTATCGCGCGCGGTGAGCTGTCCGAGGAGGACCTACTCACACTGGGCGCCAGCGTTGCGGGCGGCGGTATCGGCGAGCCGCTTGGCGCGGCTGCAGCGGCTGGTGGCAAACTGATCGGTAAGGGGTTGGGTAAGGCTGCAACAGCCGGCAAGAACTTTGTCGCTGGCGCCAACACGAGTGTCGCGAAAGGCTTGGCTCAGAAGTATGGGCTTGAAGGTGCCGACCAGATCCTAGGACAGCAGCTTGAAGCACTCGCACCGCCGCGTGCGTTCGGTATCGGTAGGTCCGCCAAAGAGCAACTCAAACAGTTTGTTGAGCCGAAGATCGTGCAGGAAGGTGCGGATATGCGCCAACTGCAGAACATGATTGGTGCTGAATACGGCACACCTGACGCGATCGACACACTGAATAGCAACCTGCTTAGCCGTGTTGACGCGGAAGCGGCAAGACTTGGTGAAGGCGGTGTAAACCCGCTGCAATCCGAAGCGTTGCAAGCATCCCACCTAGCGCGAGTGCGCGATGCGATCTTGCAGAAGCAAGGGCCGTACATCTCCGATTTTGGTGATGCGATCAGCAAGAAGTCAGCGTTTCAGGCGGACGCGCACAGCGCGGCTGGTGGTGCGGTGCCAGACAAACCGCTCGCCGAAGCGGATGCATTCGTCGGCGATGTGCTGCGCGATGAGACGCTGCAGATCGTGGATCAGGCGCCATCGAACATTGCGCAGAGCTACAGAGACAACGCGGACCGCTTCTCTAAGTTGGCACTGTTGCGCGACGCGATCGCCGCTAAGACCAGCGCAGAGTCCACCATGGGTGATATCGGCTCTATTGCAGCTGGCACCGTCGGGTCTATGGGTCTCGGCGCAGCGGCGGGCGCAGCGGCGGGCGGCGAGGATGGCGGCATATACGGCGCAACGCTTGGTGCGGGCGCCGCTGTAGGCGGTGCGCTATTCAACGGTGCGACTCGGTCAGCTGTGCGTCAGCTCGGGTCAGCTGTGAGTGACACTGGCGCCAACTGGCTGCGCATGGCGTCGAATGCCGCGCCCAACGTTGGGGCGTCCGTAGGTGGCGGGTTGTCACGGCTTGGCGGTCTCGCAGCTGGCGGCGTCGGCAGTCAGACGCACACGAAGCCGCGAGGGCATACGCAAACGGATCGCGTGAGCCAGCTGCTGCATCTCGACCCTCAAGGGCTCGGGCAGTATCAGCAGGTGTTGGCTCAGGCACAGCAGGAGGGCCGGCTACAACAAGAGGTGAACAAGCTGGCTGAGGTAGACGCCGACTTCCGCAGGATGCTGTCACAATGACTGCGGGCAATCAGGTGTTGATCGAAGTGCCAGACGTCGTCAACGTCGGCGACGTTGCGCTTGCTCAGCGCCAGACAATCCAGGGAACACGCTACCCGTTCGCGGCCCGTGTGTTCGGCACGGATAGGCCGCAGTACGCTTACTATTCGTTTGTCGCGACTGACTTAGCCGCAGGTTCGATCGCTGTACGCATCTATTGGACAACTTCAGCACCGGCAGGTTCTGTCGGTTGGATCGTGTCAGCCGCAACACTCAAGACGACTACGACTACCCGGATTCTCGACAAAGACTTTGCGGCGGATAACGGTACGTTTTCAACTGCTGTGCTTGGTTCATGGCGCTTTCATGAGACGAGTTATTTGATCAATAACGACAGTTACAGCGCTGGAGCGTTTATAACGCTGCGCTTGAGTCGTGACGTAACGGACAAGACTGCAGCGGCTGACGCTTATGTCATCGGCTGCACTCTCGCATACACAGGACAATAGGAGACACAATCATGGCAGGCTTCGGACGGCGCTTTCGCGTCGAAATGCTCAAGTACGCTGCGAACCAAACACCCGCAGCATCACCCACTATCAGCGTTGGGTTCTCGACGGCCGACCCTGGCGACGCCGCTGCGACGATCGCTGAGCCAACCATTGGCACGGGTGGATATGCGCGTCAGACCGTGTCGTGGACGGCGATCGCTACACCCACTGCGGGCAGCCCCGCTGTGATGAGCAACTCCGCACAGGTGACGTGGGGGCCAAGCTCTGCGGCGTGGTCGAGCGGCGCAACTCCGCTGTCACACGTGGCCTACTGGACGGCTTCAACCGGCGTGACTGAAGCCGTGTACGTCGCGAGCGGCTCCATCGCAGTTCCCCCGCAGGTGAACGCAGCGGGTGTCACTCTGACCGCTGCGATCGGCGCTCTGCAACTCACGTTGGCTCCGACATGATTACTGACTCCAAGTACACCGAGAACGCGACAGGTGAAGCTGTCACGGTATCCACGGCTTGGTGTTGGTCGGACGATAGTCAGTTGGCTATCGTGACGTACGCGGGCGGACGCCGTTACGCCTTATCCTACAAACAACTGGAACAGCATTTCTCGCTGGTTCTGCCGCAAGAGATCGCGTTCCAGTCGTTCGGTACACACACTGATCGACCGACGCAACAGCAACGAGAGCTTGAAGCCAATGGCGACAGTAACACATGACTTCGATGCCCTTGCGGGCTACAACGCTGGGACAAGCGTTGCGGAGTTCTACCAGCCAACCGCCGGAAACATAGGCCCCGGTGGTTGGCTGCTAGACACCGCTGCAGCTAAGCAGCTCGTGTTTCGGTTCACCGCTGCTGACTTCAGCGCTGGGCCGATCACGGTTGTTGTTCACCACTACAATACGCTCGCCGGTGTTTCGGGTGCGTTCACGCTGTCGGCGAGCCTGGCCGCGCAACAGCCGAACGTAACGACCGAGTCTACGCAGAACCCTGGACTCGACACGGCCGCGACTGCGTCGCCAGCGTTCGTGACGACGCAGTTTGCACCACAAGCCACAACGTTGACCGTGACAGCGGTGGACGCTGCGGCGAATGGTTACCCCTGTTACTTGTCGCTGACCCGCACTGACGCCAACACGCTCGGCAACGTCGTGGTCTACGCGGTGTCGCTGAGCTACAGCGATGGAACTTCGGCGTTGGCTGGGCCTGCGACAAGCACAGTGGGCAACGTCCCGTTGTTCAACGCGGCGGATGGCACGCTGCTTCAAAACAGCTCGATCGTCGGGTCGAGAGTCGTGCAGTCACAGACATCAGCTCCGGCGAGCGGTACCGTCGCTGTGTTTTCGGGGACGGGCATCGAGATCACACAGGGTTCGAGTAACATCAGCTCACTCGTAAAAAACACGGGTAGCAGCGTCGTAGCGAACAACCTGGTGAAGTTCTTTGACACGACCGGGCTCGATGTGCGCGACGCAGGCATTCCAGCTGCCAACGTTGTGAATGTGACTGGGCAAGCCACTGGCGACGCGGTGGAATGGAACGGCACGATATGGGTGCCGAAGCTGCACGCCGCCGCTGTGCTGGCATCGGCTTTTACCATAACATCTACGACTTTTGCAGACATCACTGGGCTTTCGGTCACGCTACCTAGAGCAGGCAGCTACGCAATCTCTGTCGGCGGGGCGTGCTCAACTGTAACAACTGCACAAGCTCTACAGTTCTGTTTCAACTTCACGGGCACGATAACCTCGATTGGTGCATCCGGACTATGGTCAACGCCTACAGCCGGTTACTTTTCTTATCAAGTGCAGACTGCCAATAACGCATTGGCGCAAAGCGCGGCAACAGGCACTGCAGCCGCTAACGCTTTTATGCAGCTGAACTACCGAGGTGGCATCACGGTTACAACGTCTGGAACACTCACATTCAGAGGGCTGCGCCCAACAGCGTCGGGCACAACAACGGTGCTTGCAGGTACATCTATGATGGTAATCGAGGTATAATGGCCAATCCACTCACATACCGACAACGCGCGAAGATGCATCAGAAGCAAGCCGCGGCCTACGATCGTATGGCAAGACTGCAAATGCAGGAGGCCAACAACGCGTATGCGCCGCTCGGAGCGACCAGCACGATCGCCGACTGGAAGGACGTGATCGCGCTGTTTGAACAGGCGCATGCGTACGACCGGGAGTCTGACAGCCACGGCCAACAAGCCGCGGCGTACAACGCGTTAGCGGACGCGGCAGGAGAACCGGTCTGACATGACAATCAAGCTGCTAGGCGACTTCAACGACTACAACTCGCATGCGTTGTCGAGTGCTGCTGTAACAGCGCTTGCCTCGCAATGGACGCTTAGTTGCCTAGCACGCTTTGAGTCATTTGGTACGACTGATGCTATTGAGATAATGACGATTTACGACAATCCTACAGGATTGTACGTAAACAAAGGCGTTTCAGTACAGATTACATCGGCTGGCGTGTTGCAGCTTGTCACTGGCGACGGCACGACTAACACCACTACGACCGGCATAAATCTAGTCACCGGTATCAACTACTGGATAGCTGTTGAGCGCACCAACACCGGAACGCTAGTCGTTTGGACGCGACGCGTGAACGAGGCGGGCGATGCGGCGATACGCATCATTTCGCCTACAGCTGTCACTGTACCGGCTGGCATGACGCACTTTGCGACGCAAACGCGAGCGGCTGGTCAGGCTTACTGGATAAGTCAGCTGCGTTTTGCGTCACATATTCTAGGCAATCTGTCGTCTGTGCACACTGTGTCGCGCGTGCCAGACATCAACTTGCGCATCGGCAAGTTGCTGCACCGTTTGTCGTTCAATCGGACGTACGAGAACCCAAATGCGACACTGAAAGACTCAGCGTCAAACGCGTCGGCCTACAACGGAACGTCCGAATGGAGCAGCAACCAGCACCTAGTGATGGTTGCGTCGCAGGCTAAGCACAAGCGACGCATCAAGAAGCGCGCGACCGTGGCGCGGCCAGTTGTCAGCACGTTCACCGGAACGCTGTGCGGCGCGCCGGCTGCGGTCATTCAGCCGCCAACACAACCCATCGTAAGCACCGGCACTACGACGACAGCCGCAACAGCTGCTGTCACAGTCGAGCGTTCCGTGGCTGCAACTGCAGCCACCAACGTTGGAGCGGCGACGGCTATCGGTGCAAGCGCTGTGATCGTCGCAACTGCATCGACTGCGACGGCCGCAGCTGTCGCGACGGTCGCGGCTAGCGCGGCGATCAGCGCTACTGCGGCCACCACAACAGCAGCTACCGCAGCCCTCAGCGTCGAGCGGTCGCTGGCATCTACTGCCGCCACCAATGCTGGAGCGGCTACGGCTATCGGAACGACCCGAGCTGTCGCCTCAACGGCATCAACCGCGACGGCTGCGACAGCTGCAGTCACGGCGAGCGCGACGGTCAGCGCGACAGCGGCCACTACAACCGCAGGCACAGCGCAAGCAGGCAGCGGTGTATCGACCGTTGCGGCGACCACGACGGGTGCTTCGGCTGGCATCGACCCGACCTACCCCGTAGTCAGCGTCAGTGCCACTACCGCGGGCGCAGCGGCGCGCCTAGTTGCCCCCGTAGTCAGCGTTGGGGGCACTACAGCGGGAGCGTCTGCCACGGTCGGCACGTCCCGAGCTGTGGCGTCCACGGCAGGCACGACGGCAGCCGCGGCAGCGGCTGTGACAGCCTCATCGGCCGTCCTGAGCGTCGCCAGCACGGCTAGCACTGCACAGGCGGCCAGTGTCGGGGCTTTCACAGACGTCGTTTCAACCGCGGCAACCAACGCCGGGGCTGTCGCACTTGCCCTAGCCGCGGCGAGGGCGGTCAACAGCACGGCCCGAACCGATACGGGCGCGCCCGGAGCGGGTGTTGGCGTCGTAGTGATCAGCCCGATCCTGTCGAGCTATGCCGGCGCGGCTGACACGTTCTGCCGAGCGCCGACGGCCAAGATCACGGTCGGTCTGACGGTCCCGCCGAACCCCCGCAAGCGTGAGTGGCCATACCATCCGCGTTGACAGTCAGAGGCAGTTTGGTACCATTTCACATGCACACAATCTTGACAACGTTCGCGATCTTACTCACCGCGTGCTCGGGCTACGTACTCGACTCCGAAGTGGGCGCGACAGCTGAACCGCTCGTATCCTGCCCTCGCGGCGACACCCTGGCACGCGCGAAGCTCGTAGCCGAGTGGGGTTGCTTGTGGTCAGATGAGACACACGCGTATGGCTGTGGCGGCGACGACGTTCGGGTGGAGCTGCTGCCCGTCTACGATGACGGGCCAGATGGAGATGGTGGGCTGCTCGCAGGGCACTACGAAGTCGAGAGCCGTGGTAAGCGCGGCAAGCTCAAACCTCGTATCATCGCAACGCTGAACTGCACGTGCACGGGTGACTACGCATGTTCGATTCTCTACCAATGACGCGCGCTGTAGTAAAGCAAGTGCTTGAGCGTTGTGATAATGCAACGCTCAGTTGGATCATACTGGAGTATATCCCTAAGCTACTGTTTGAGCGGAGGACCACGAAATGAAGCCTACTGTCAATCCACAGGTTGTGCGAATCGCTTTGAGCGCTGCGTCAATGGTCGTTGCTCTTGGCGGCAGTCTGTTTGCACTATGGCAGCGCGGCGGCCTGACGTGGCAGACTGGCGTAATGACCGTGTTCGCTGGCGTCGCTGCGTGGCTGCAAGGCAAGCAGAGCGAAGCGCCTGGCGCAGTGCCTGTATGGGAGTTGCCCAAAGAGATACGTGAGAGCGTCAGTTCAACGATGCCGGTCGTAGCGGCGTATGAGTACAGCCAGCACAGCGCGCCTAGTGAGTCAGATCGTTCAGAGGGCGAGTGAAGCGATTTACGACGTTCGTGGTACGACGCTAACAGCGGCAGAGATACTTGCGCTCGGGAACGCTGTACGCGCGGGTCTGGCCGCCGCTCTGATCGAGCTGAAAACGGGCGTCCTGCCTCCGCTACCTCCGACCCAACAGCCACGTCAAAAACAGCACCCTACGTGCTACGGGCTGCGCCCAGTGACACCGAGCGGTACGACTGGTAAGGTGCGGCCATGAAACACATCATTGCCCTGTCCATTGTCTTGTCGTTGTCCACTGCGTGCGGCACGACCAGCAACAGCAATCAGAGCACGCTGCCTAGCGTGTATTACAACGGTGGAGTCGCTGCGCTGAACGCGTATTGCTCCACTGTCGGCACCACTGACGCGGAACTAGGGCCGGTGTGCTCCGACGTTCTGAACGCCGTGAACATGTCGCAGCCGGTGGCTGCATCGGCTCTGAACTACATCATAAGCGTGCTGACCAAGCGTGAAGCGCGCGCAGCATACGATGCCAAAGAGATCGGAGTGCCTAACCAGTGCAAGTGATCGCGCGAGCCATCGACTTCATCGCTGCGCATGAGGGCTTCGTGCCACACATGTACCGCGACACTCGTGGCTATCTCACGTTCGGCTACGGCTTCCGCCCGCCGATCGAAAGTTATCCATGGGTGCCGAGCATCGAAGAAGCACACGAGGATGCCGCGCGCATCGAACGCCTAACAGCGACCGGCAAGAGCCATCGTTACTTCGCCAAGTTCTGCCGCGCCACGCTGCCGGAGGCCGCGTGCCGCAAGCTGCTGGCACACAAGATTCAGCGGCTGTACGACTCACCAACGTTGGTGAGTGATTGGCGGCTCCACAAGCTGCCTGAGCCTGCGCAGGTCGCGTTGCTGGATATGGCCTACAACCTAGGCATCGCAGGGCTCGGCAAGTTCCTGCGGCTCAGAGCGGCGGTGAATACGGACAACTGGGAGATCGCCGCCAAAGAATGTACCCGCAACGGGCCGAGCGCAGGGCGTAATGCTGCGACAGCCGCTTTATTCTTGGAGTGTAGATGATGCAAAAATACGAATACGGGTTAGGCAGGGATTATCGCGTAATTGACGGCGACACGATCGAAGCGACGTTGATATGTGCGTTTGCCTGCGATATTGGGTTTGGTGTGACCCAACGAATCGAAGCAGCGGCACGCGTCAAACTGCGACTTGCGCGCATCTACGCGCCCGAGAAAGACGCGCCAAGTACAGCGGCGCTTCAGTCGCTACTGGACACACACATCGGAACAGGCATCGTTGCATCGACGAAAAAGAGCGACAAATACGGGCGCTATTTAGTTGAGCTTGACGTGCTCGACGGCCCAAACATCAACAGTGAAATGCTGAGGCTAGGACATGCTACGACTGAACCCCTTCCGAAAGAATAAGCCGTCAGGTTACGCGCTATGTGTAGGTCTAAACTCTGTATCACCAGACCACTACGGCGGCTGGAGTGGTGAGCTGAACGCGTGCGAGTACGACGCGCACGCCATGGAGAAGCTTCTAAAAAAGAGCGGTTTCGTCACCCGAACGTTGCTCACTCGCGAGGCAACATCAGCGGCGTTCGTCGAGTGTGTGTCTGCGCTGCAGCAGGTCGCAAAGTCAGGCGACACGATCGTTGTCACGTCATCCGGCCACGGTGGGCAGCTGAAAGACTACGATGGCAACGAAGCTGACGGCAAAGACGAGACGATCTGTCTGTTTGATCGCCAGTTCATCGACGACGAGTTGAACAACCTTTGGGCGGGTTTCGCCAAAGGCGTACGGATCCTCTACGTGGCTGACTCGTGCCATAGCGGCACTGTGAGCCGCGCGTTTGGGGCGGCTGCGCTTCAGGGTTCAAAGGCCGTGCCTCGCGACGTGCTGGAGCGCACTGCGCTCGAAAACCACTGGCTGTATCGTGAGGTAGCAGCGGCTGCGCGTGCTCGATCGAAGCCGATCAAGGCCTCGCTGCTGGCGCTCGGTGCGTGCGCGGATAACCAGCTCGCGCTAGATGGCATGTTCAACGGAGCATTCACCGAGGCGTTGCTTGAGGCGCGCCGCGAAAACCCGAAAGCTACGTACGGGCAGCTGCGGAAGCGTTGCGGCATTCTGCTGCCCCCAACGCAGTCGCCGCAGTACACGTATGGCGGCGCGCGCTGCCCGGAGTTTGAGTCTGCGCCCGCATTCACGATCTAGGGCTTGGCGTTGGGGCTGGACTGGCCAGCCCCAACACGCCTCATGCCTCGAATGACTCGTCTAAATGCCGCGCCAGCTTTTCAGCTGCATAGTCAAGCATGAAAGGCATGCTGTCAAAAGGCGCAGGAACCAGCGTGCGGTGATTCCTGCCAAACTGACCGCCTCGCGACATATACGTTAGCTGCACTTCAGTACCTGCAGCGGTCTTAGCGCGCATGTGGAAGGCTAAGCCGCAACGGGCCACGAAGCTGGTTAGCGGCGTGTCTAATGACTGCCACACATAGGCTAACTCAAAGCGCATAGTCATAGTAAGGGTTTGATCGCCTTGTAAAAGCACCACCCCGCGAAGAACGGAGGGCACAGGATGCCAAGTAGAATGAACAACCACCAAGGCATACCGAAAGGTGTATCGTTGTCCATCACATCACTCCTTCGCGAGCGAGCCGCACAACCATGTCGCGGATGGCTGCACGCACAGTAAGCAGATCCTCAACCAACGTCAGTACTTCGGCTGGCGTAGCGATCTCGGGCTGATCACGCAGTGTCTTCAAGGTCGCGTCAGTCATCTTGAGTAGTGGATTCTTCGTCAGCGTCATGTTCTTTTACCCTTTCGATCAGTTCTTCGACAACTTCTTCCCAGGTGTCTCCCGACACTCCAAGTTCTTTGAGATCATCCTCTAGTTTCTGTCTTCCTGGCATATGTAACTCCAACCTGTTGCTGGCAGTCTGACTTTCACAGTCACGTTACGCGTGAACGTTCGCCACACCTTGCCGCGGCGGACAGAGCCCTCAGCTTCCAGCATGTCCAGATGCCGCCGCACAGCTGTTTCGCACAGCCCAGAACGCTGAACAATCTCAGTCGTGGTGCTCGGCTCCTGCGTTTGGCGCAGTGCCCCGATCACAGCTTCGCGCGCGTAGGTTGGTGTCTCAGGGCGTTTGCTCGGCCTCCCGTAGTTGAAAGGTTTGCGCTCGGGTGGGTTGGTCTGCCAGCGTTCGAGTAGCGCTTGAGCTGACCGCATGTCCATATCACACGGTGTCATTTCGCCTAACTCAATCCGCCGGACGCGATGCTCAGACGTGCCTAGTATCGCGGCAAGTTCACGTTGCGTCACTCCCAGGTAACGCCGTTTTTCGCGCAACTTCACCCATACTGCTGGTACGCTTTCGGGTACTTTTTCGTGCATCGATCCACTCCAGAACTTTGGTTTGAGCCTCTTTGAAGCCGTAACAGATATGCGCATCTGGCCCGAGTGCTGCGATCCACTCCAGTTGTTCGGGCGACACCTTCGACAGGCTCTTATTTGAGCGCTTCATTTCGATCCAAAGCACAGCGTGGTCTTTGGGATCAACAATCATGTGGTCAGGCACACCGCGCTTGACGCCCAGGCGCTCCATGCGCTTAGCCGTGGCGATGTTCATGTACGCCCCGTTTGGGATGTGTGTCGGCTTCAAATTTGGGTACGTTGCCGCAATCCAGCGACTGAACGCGGCAGATTCGAAGTCTTCGCTAGGGGTGCGCATTGGTGCACCAAGTTCGCATGGTTTGCACAACGCGCAGCCACCGCTCAGCCAACGGCGCTTTGTTGAACTCGTATTCTACGCTACGCGCAATTTGGCGCTGTCCGCAGTTTAGAAGGCCTTCTGCATATGAGCCGGTAATTTCGCGTGTAAGCATGCGCGAGATAACTTGCCAAGTTTGCGGGTTTTCCAACCCCGCGCCCCCACAGCAAGCGTACAGTTTACTGGCTAAGCAGGCTAACTGCTCATCGGTGGCTTTAGGCTCATGAGACTGTACTTGTATTGTACCTGGCCCGAAGACCAAAGTAACCTCCGCAGGGATAGTTGTGGCTAGCTTGACATCGACAGGTTCGTCCGCATCTAAGTAAGCCCTAATAAGCCGCACTGGGTGCGCTGAACGGATCGGAATGCAGATCTCCCTAGCGTTAGTGCCGTCAGGTCGTATCGGACCAACACGAGCTGTGTACAGACGCACACGCTTTAGCTTATCCTCAAATACCATTGTGATAGTTTTCATGATTGGGCCAACCATTTGAGCACGGTCTTAGCCGCAGCCTGAAACCGCGCATCTGGAGTGCGATCAGGATACATATAGTAATCCCTAGCCAGAATGTCTGAAGCTTGACCCAAGCTAAAACCTCGAAAGTAACTAGTGCGCTCACCTGTGATTGAGCGTCCAAGTGCCGCTGTTATCAGCTTCCACATGTCGGCACACCCTAGGCAGGCATCTACGGCAGCGTTATGCAGATCTTCGGCCAAGCATGCTAATTCTGCTGCGTCGATCGGGTGTGGCGCTGCGAGTTGTAGTGTTCCGGGCTCGAACACAACACTCTTTCCAGCCGGTATAAAAGGCACTGAGCTAAGTTCGACCGGCTTACCATCCTCCATATACGCACGCACGATGTGTGCTGATGTACCAATCGGCGCATACACACGAATGGGTGCAGCATTCCGGCCAGTTGCAGGGTTGATGATGAACATAGTTGTCATGTTAGTCAGTGACACGCGCTTCAACTCATCCTCAAGGACAAACGTCAATACACTCATTTTGGTTTCTCCCATACAAGCAGTTTAGGATTTCCATCACGGTCTAAGGTACCGTGCGGACACGTTATAGTCTGCGCGTCCTTACAGAATGCGCGCATCAACGTTGGGGTGGCTGTCATCGGCACGTCGGGTGTAGACACTGTAGCAGCGTCGCAGATGATCTTGGCGGCGCGCCAAGCGTACTCGGACGCGCGATCCTCGGGCAGCTCTAGTACATCCTCGTCATGCAGAAACAGCACCGTGTAGGCGCCGCGCAAACAGCCTGCGCTCGTGTACATCTCTCGTGCGAGCCAGCACACGCCACGCAGCGCTGCGACGGCTGTAAGCGCTTGGTGCGGCGCGCAAGCCTGTGTGTACTTCTCGATGTAGCGCTTCATCCCGATGCGCTGCCTGGGGTCTATGTATACCTTGTGGATCGACTCTTTCAGTGCCTCATGGTGCTCTTTGACTTCGGTCCAAGCTCGGCCGAACGCATCGCCAAGCTCACGCGCTTTCTGCTCGCTGAGATCAAGGCCCATGCCGCGCGCGTAGTCTGGGAGTGAACGCCAACCACCGCCACCCAGCATCTGGAAGTTAGGCACTTTCGCAAACTGCGCCGCAGCTTTGGCAGCGGGATCGCCCGCCTTGTAAGCAGCGTCGAAGGCGTCGTAATCCATACCCACGATGTCAGCGCCAAGCGCGCGGTGAACGTTGTGGCCCCGATTCAGCACTTCAGCGAGCTTCGAATGCCCAACTGCATCGATCGCAAGCTGCGCATGCGCACGCATTTCAGCGTTGTCTAGATCGATTGAGCACAACACGTACCCTGGTCGCGCAACGATGCACTCGCGTTGCCCCGGCAAAGCTACGTCGCCTTCTTCATGCTGCACATGCATCGCAGATCGGCGAAACGCCATGAAGTTGTCGCCGACCAGCGGACTGTCTGACGCGCGGCTACTCACGCGGCCCGTAGCCAGTGGCGACATATACGTGGTCTGAAGTGGTAGCCCCTCAGAGCCCTGGAGCATGCGCTCGGCTTTCTTTTGCAGCGTATTCGCGCTCGTTAGCGTTGCGAGCGCCATCAACGCAGGGTCTCGCGACAGCTTGCACGCGTCGGCGTTGACTGAGATCAGCCCACTCTTAGTGATCTTGACACCCAACGCCTTGAATGGCGCGGGTTTGACGGCCAGCTGCCGGATGTCTTTGTACAGCTCCCATGTATAGCCCAATTCCGACCAGCGCTGCTGTAGCTCGTCCGCACTGGTATGATCCGCAGCCAACAGCTTCGCTAGCCGCTTGTGCGCTCTGTGCAGGTCTTTGTGCGACATGCCATGCTTGGCCAGCACAGCATAACGCTGCGACTCTTGCTTCTTCGCGTTGTATGCTTTCGTCTGCGCGATCGCTGCGTCGAGACGCTCGCGTATGTCGGCCGGCAACGTCGAACGGTACCGCTCGCGGGCTAGCTTGAGCTTCTTCTTGCCCTTTGCATCAACCAGCCCCACCGCTGCGCACAGCTCACGACAGCGCTCAATCTCTGCGCGTGTCGCTTCGATCAGAGCGAGACACGCGCGCTTGTCTGTCACGATCCCGCGGCACGTGATTAGATGCAGAGCGAATGCCGCATAGGCGCGAAAGCCTGCGTCTTCTGCCGTGTCGGCCAAACGCGCGTAGGTCTTTTCCGCAATCAGGCGCGTATAGTGCGCATCATCGATCGCGTAGCGCTTCGCATCTTCCGGCCAATGTTTGAGAGGCACGTCGATCAGCTCGCTGTAACGCAGGCGCCACGTGCTCTCGTCTTTGGCCAGATCAATGTCGAGCCAGCGCTTAGCGAGCGCAGCAAGGCTGTAGCGGCTGCCCTTGGTCATCCGACCGTCTTCAATGTCGATCAGCCTCTGATCGACTTGCACGCAGCGCATTAGGCCCGCCTCGTACTTGGCGAAGACTAGGTCGGTCAAGTCAGGCCACTGCGCGCACACCACAGCGGCGTCGTAGGCCATGTTGGCGCCGTACGCGACAACGTTGGGGGCGGTCAGTGCGTCTAACCATACGCTGTAGGCCGAGCCTTTTACGTGACTCAAACGGTTGCGCGTTGCGTCAGCCCGTGTGGTGCACACCATGGGTGGCGCCGCAAGACCGCGATCGATCAGGCATGTTTCAGTGTCTAGTGCGACGATCTTGGTCTTGCGGCGCTTCATGTGTCAGCTCTCTTTACACACGTACCAGATGTAGATCAGGGCGAACACGATCCCAAGCGGTGGACATGCAACGGTCAGCACGCACACCGCGAGTATCATGTAAATGTGAAACCAGGCTCCCATCACTTCACCAAAGCGTAGCCAGCTTCAAACGCTTTGGTCGGTGACCAAGACACGTAGCCGTCTTCGTACACAACGTAGTACCCGGCAGCTTCGTCGTTGACGTTCAACGGGAAGCGTTGGCTTAGTCGCTCATCGAGCTTGATCGGTGAGTAGCTTGTATCTTCGAATGCAACTTGCGCATCCGGGCCGATCGACTCGATTTTCAAAGCCCTTACGAGCTTATGGCACTTGTACAGAGGTAGTTCCGGTTTCATAGTTTTCCTTGGTCCGCGGTCAGCGCCGCGAATGCCATGCGTTTTTGTTCGGCGTCCAGTTCGAAAGCTTCACAGTACTCATCGAAGCCAACAACGCTTGGCAGCGTGCGCCGCTCAAGTTCCGCGTAGTGCCGCGCCTTGTGCAGCGCATCGGCGCGGCTCTCGCCTTTCTTTCGTCCCGCGCGGAAAACGTACTTGATCACGTTACCCCTAGTAAAATCTAGGCCGTAGCGCGCGATCAAGTCGTAGACTTCAAGGCCTTTCGGCCCTGCGATGTAGTGGTCACTCATCGTCACCACCCACAGCTTCCCAGCTCGTGTAGTACCCGTCACCCTTCGCCGCAGGCTTGCGAACGAAGCGGCAGACTGCAGAGCGGCCCTCAAGCTTGGCGAACATCGTGATCACGTTGTCGACGCTGACAAGTTTGTCTTTGTTCGCGTCGGCGAGTTTGTTGATCTTGTTGCGCAACTTGGCCCGAGTCTCATCGGTCGGGTTCACCCCCCGCAACGCTGCGATCAGATCGAACATCTCGCGGTAGAAGTAGGTGTCAGCGAAAGCTTGAGTTGGGTTCAGTGTCTTCTCGATCTTCGATCCGGCTTTGATGTTCGTGTCTGTCGCATCGACTACGAAGCGCAGCACGTAGAACGCGTACGGTTTGGCGCTCTTCTTAGATACCCCCTCCTTCCATTCGATCTCTCGAAACTCGACCTGATAGACACACTCGTTGAGGCCGTCCGGCAGAACGAGGCTTGGCGTCTCGTTCGAGCCCTTGGCTGATCCTTCGCTCGGGCGTGAAAATGACTTGCTCATGGTCTCTTCTTTCCGGCCCATTGCGGGCCTACGTTGTTCCGTTGCTTGTTCTCGTGTTCGGTCCACTCTGCGATCAACAGCTTGCGCGATCGGTTCTCGATCAAGCTCACTGTAGACTCTTTTTCCCGCGCGCCGTCAAGGGCTTCGGCGTTCTCGCGGCACGCGATCCAATAGTACGTATGCACTTCGGCAGCTTCTTGCCCATGTCTGTGCGTGCGGGCAAGGCTCTGCTCATGCGCATCACCCGACGCCATTGGCGACACGTACAGATTCGTGTTCCAGATCTTCTGCATGCCGTCCAGATCGGTCGAGCATGCCGCAACACTCACGACAGCCGCAGTTCCGCGCTTGTGATCAAGCACTGACGCACCGTTCCGATCCTTGGCGTTCTGGTGATAGAAGTGCCAGCCGCCGCGTCTCGCCAGCTCGTTTCCGAACGCCGGATGCGCCGTCCATAGCAACCCGGTAGGGTGTGCCTTGAGCCAAGCATGTGCCGCCTTGAGCCGCTCCCGAGTGAGCCACACAGTGATCTTGGGTTCGTTGTACAGCGGCTTGATCCGCAACCACTCGTGCAGCGGCCAGCAATCCGGATCGTGGATCGATGCGTTGCGGACGCGTAGCTCGGTGTCGAGATCGTTCGAGCCGTCGGCGATCACTTCGCGGCAGTATGCGGCCCAAGTGCGGTATGCGTGCAGCCATTCGAGTGGCGGATGCGGCTCCCACTTGCGCCAAAAGCCGAGCGCTAGCGCCGTTGCGATCTGCCAAGTCTTGTGGCCGTCGGGATCAATCACTTCCGACCCGTCCGGCAGTTTGCCAGCTCTAAGGTGTTTGAATGCCTCGACGATCTCCGGGCCAACATCGACATGCACTGGCGTCGCGTACAGGCTCGCGCTTACGGCCCGCTTTCCGGTCGAGACCACAACGCCGGGCGTCTCTCGGTAGCGACGGCCTACAGCCTTGAGATCGCCGAGAACGCCAAAGGGTATCTTGCCCGCTGTTGCCAGCTTGTAGTTTCGCAGCGTTTGCTTAGCTGATGTGCGAGGCACAGGCGACTTTGCACCCAAGCTCCACTCGCACAGTCGCGCGATGTCTTCAACGAAGCGTGAAGCCATCAACGTTCCGGACAGACAGATGATCGGAGCCCTAGGGTTCAGCGCGCGCCAGCGCTCAATACGCTTCGTGATCGCTGAATCGTAACGTCCTGCCCTATGCGCCTCGTCCAGTATCAGCATGCCTGGATTGTAGGTGGTGAGGTAGTCCGCGTATGCCGCGCGGCTCAACTGGCCGTAACCAAGCCAGTGGATATCGTCTCTTACGAGCCAATGCTCCTTAGCAGCCTCGTACGCTCGCAGCACTTTGCCGGACGAGATCGAAGCTGACGGCGTCAACAACAACGGCCTCGGTATGTGGCTCAACAACGTTGGTGCGAGCAGTGACACGAGTGTCTTACCCTCTCCTGTGCCGAGCCCACAAATAACGCCGCCATACAGCTTGATTTCGCGGAGCGCCGCAGCCTGCTCCGCCCACAGTGTTTGCGCGCCGTGGGCCGAAGCTAGCTGATCTGTAAGGTCTTTGGCTTGCTCGGCAGACGCTCGAAGCGGCCGGCGCAGCAAGCCGTATATGCGCCGCGTCTCGGCGTCGTGCGGCACACCATTGCGCAGTGTGATGAACTCATCTATGCTATTAGGTCGCATACACTTAGCTTTCGGTTGCACTGACAACTGTGCATATCAGCGTTAACCATGCTGCTCTAACGTCTGGTAACCAACCCTCGAAGCCTAGATACACGTCTGGATCTGAAAAAAAGCAGTCACGCATCGCGCGTAACTCTCCACCCCTAGAGCGCCAAGCCAGTACGAGCCAC